AAATCTAGCATTAGATCTGAAAGGAAACACTTTAATTCTTTTTGCTAGGGTAGAAAACCACGGACAAATACTTTTTGATAAGATAAATAATGACAAGGAAGAAAACCAAAAAGTTTTTTTCATACACGGAGGTGTAGATGTTGAAGAAAGGGAAGAAGTTCGTGAAATTGCAGAGACGGAAAGCAATGCAGTCATCGTTGCCTCTTACGGCACCTTCTCAACTGGAATTAACATTAGGAACCTTCACAATGTTATCTTTGCCTCACCGTCAAAATCAAGGATAAGAAACCTACAATCAATTGGTAGGGTTCTCCGTAAAGGACAAAACAAATTTAGTGCAACTCTATATGATATAGCAGATGATTGCACTCATTTATCAAATAGAAATTACACATTGAATCATCTCATCGAAAGAATCAAAATCTATAAAGAAGAAAATTTTAACTATGATATGATAACTATTAACTTTAGGAGTAAGTCATGATAGAAACCGAAGAAGACTTTTATAGCACTATTAAACTAGTTACTGGGGAAGAAGTATTTGCCATAGTAAGTACTGATCCTGAAACTCCTGAGACATTAATCCTTCAAGACCCAGTTGTAATACAAGTTATTCACGGAGCAAGAGGTTCGTTTGTAAGAGTAGAACCTTGGTTACACATACCTAATGATGATTTTTATTTTATAAATTTCAACAAAGTTGTTACAATGACTGAGATAGATGAAGATCACGATATGATCGAATACTATTTAAACTATTTGGCAGAGAAATTAGAACAGAAGTATGGTCCTATATTTAAAAATGGTAAAAAAATTCGTCCCTCGGAAAAAATGGGGTACAAAGGAACTGTTAAAGATGCTAAGAAAAAATTAGAAAATATATTTGCTCTAGATGCTCAAGAAAATAAGTCAGTAGGAATAGCAACAGATACTTAAATACAATCCTTCTGAACTTTGACAAAGTTATTGTAAACGGTATTTGAACTTTTGTCAAGCTGTGCTATAATATCCTTATACAGATAAGAACTATGCCACGCAAAAGATCGGATCATTATGTCAATAATAAAGAACTTCTAGAGGCAATGGTAGTCTATAGAAATAAGTGTGCTATTGCAAAAGAGAAAGGTATAGATCCACCATTGATTAGTAATTACTTGGGTGATTGTTTTTTAAAGATCGCAACTCATTTGTCGTATAAACCGAACTTTGTAAACTATATGTTTAGAGAAGACATGATTGGTGACGGTATAGAGAATTGTGTCCAATACATCCATAATTTCAATCCAGAGAAGTCAAAGAATCCTTTTGCATACTTTACACAGATTATCTATTACGCTTTCCTGAGACGCATACAGAAGGAGAAGAAGCAGTTGGAGATAAAGACTAAGATTATAGAAAGGACTGGGTACGATCAGGTCATGGTTGTAGAAGAGGGTGCAGGAGGTAGTGCTTCAGACTATAATACTATTAAAGATAACATCCAGTATAGAAATAACAATAGATGAGAGACTTAGTTTTGTTTGGGGATTGTTTAGATACCCTAAAAGAATTTGATGAGAAACCTAGGATGTGTGTTACATCTCCTCCTTACTATGGTCTAAGAGACTATGGTGGCGAGGGCGATCAGATAGGATTGGAATCAACTCCAGAAGAGTACATTCAAAAACTAGTAGAGATATTTCGAGAGGTAAGAAATATTTTAACAGATGACGGTACACTGTGGTTGAACATAGGAGATTCATACTACAACTACAGACCTGGTACTGGAGGATTACCTAAACAAACTGTTAGTAGAACTAATCAAGATTTACCAGAGAATTGTAATAGAAGAGCAAATAAACTAGAAGGACTAAAAGAGAAAGATCTTATTGGCATTCCTTGGATGCTTGCATTTGCATTAAGAGCAGATGGATGGTATCTTAGACAAGACATCATTTGGCACAAACCTAATCCAATGCCAGAAAGTATGAAGGATAGATGTACAAAATCACATGAATACATTTTCCTTTTAAGCAAAAACAAAAAGTATTTTTATGACAATGAAGCAATTAAAGAACCAGCAAAAGATTGGGGTACAAGAGATCGTACTAAAGGTAAGTATCATAATCCTGGCACTGGCTTGGTTCCCCATAGTGGGTTGGCAAAGTCTTACCCTACAAAAAATAAGCGGTCTGTTTGGTCAATAACTAACAAACCATATAAAGGAGCACACTTTGCTGTATTCCCACCTGACTTAATCGAACCTTGCATCAAAGCAGGGAGTGAGAAAGGTGATCTTGTTCTTGATCCATTCATGGGATCTGGAACCACTGCTATGGTTGCTAAGAAACTAGGTAGAGACTACATTGGTTGTGAACTACATGAGGGTTATGGTAATCTAATAGAAGATAGAGTTAATTCTAGACAAGGTACATTGGAGAAATTCTTATGACAAACTTTAATCCAAGAGGAATCTTTGAGGATTGTGAAGTGTTAACCCAACAAGTAACGATGGGTGTAACTGAAGCAATGAATCATTATGCTAAGGAAGGTTATATACCTTTTATTCCTACACCCGATGCTCAATGTGATGTAGATTTTCTTGCATATCATCCTATCAAGGGTAATATTATTAAAGTGCAAGTTAAGACTACTACTTATGTTAGAAATGGTAAACATATTGTTGCTTTAAAAAGTGGCAATGAAGGTAAAGGTAATAGAAAAGTAGCAACAGATTTTGATGAATTATTTGCTTTAAATTCTGCTGGTCAAACACAAGTTATATCTTATGATGATATTGCAGGTCGTTCAACTCAAGTTACTATGAAGGAGTGTAAATTCTTATGAAGATAGCAATTATAACTGATCAACATTTTGGTGCTAGAAAAGGTAGTGTATTATTCCATGAGTATTTTCAAAAATTTTATGAAGACATTTTTTTCCCTGCGATTGCTAGAGAAGGCATCACAACTCTTATCGATATGGGAGACACTTTCGACAATAGGAGGAACATTGATCTCTGGTCTCTCAAATGGGCTAAAGAAAATTACTTCGATAGGTTGCGAGATATGGGAGTTGCTGTATACTCTATTGTTGGGAATCACACTGCGTACTACAAAAATAACAACACAGTTAACACAATTGATTTACTTTTACGAGAGTATAATAATATTGTTACTATCAGAGACTTTGCTGAATATACAATTGGAGGTACCAAGTTTGCATTTCTCGCTTGGATAAACAAAGAGAATGAAAAAGCAATGACTAAAAAGATCAAAGCATCTAAAGCAAAAGTTGCTTGTGGTCATCTAGAGTTGAATGGTTTTTCTCCATACAAAGGATTTGAACAAACAAGAGGACAGGATATAGAACACTTACAGAAATTTGATAGAGTCTTTAGTGGACATTATCATACTCGTAGTAATGATGGTCAGGTATTTTATCTTGGTAATCCGTATGAAATGTATTGGAATGATGTGGAAGATGATAGAGGATTTCATTTCTTTGATACTGAAACTTATGAGTTAGAACCAGTTAATAATCCTTATCGTATGTTTTATAATGTTTATTATAACGATACACCATACCAAACATTTGATAGTAGAGAACTAGAAGGAAAGATAGTGAAAGTAATTGTTCAGACTAAAACTGATCCAAAATCATTTGAAAGGTTTATCGATAAGATTCAATCTTCTAATGTTGAAGAATTAAAAATTGTTGAAAACTTTGACTATAATAATGGTTGGTTGCATGGTGATGATGATGTGGATATTAGTGAGGAAAATACTTTATCAATATTAAATACATACATTGATGAGTCTGAAGATCCTTTAGATAAATCCAGAGCAAAGGATATGTTTAAAACATTATATGCTAAAGCCTCAGAAGTTGAGTAATGTATTTGCTAACATCAGAATTACAAACAAAAGAGGGTGCTTATGCTGTAAAGGATAAGTCTGGAGATAAGGTCTTATTCATTTTTGAAAAAGAAGATGATGCAGAAAGATACTCATCCCAGTTGCTTTCGGATCATGGAGTCCACATGCAGGTTATAGAAATTGATGAGGCTATTGCAATTTCTGCTTGTGAGAGGTATAATTATAAGTACACTGTAATTACACCTAACGATATCGTTGTACCACCACCACTAGAGGATGATAAAATTTGAGAAAGTTCGTTGGAAAAATTTCCTGAGTACAGGAGACCAATGGACTAATATACAACTTGATAAGACTGGAACCACTCTCGTGGTAGGAGCAAATGGTGCAGGAAAATCTACTCTACTAGATGCCCTGTGTTTTGTTTTGTTTAATAAACCTTATAGAAGAATTACTAAACTTCAAATGGTTAATAGTTCTAACGAGAAAGGAACTTTAGTAGAAGTTGATTTTAAAATAGGAACTAAACAATATCTTGTTCGTCGTGGTATCAAACCAAATATATTTGATATAGAAATCAATGGTGAGATGCGAAACAAAGAGGCAGATGATAGAATCAATCAAAAGATATTAGAAGATCATATACTAAAATTAAATTATAAATCATTCACTCAAATTGTAATATTAGGTAGTAGTAATTTTATTCCTTTTATGCAATTATCTCTTTCTCATCGTAGAGAGGTGATTGAAGATCTGTTAGATATTAAAATTTTCTCAGCAATGTGGAATCTTGTTAAGGAAAAAATAAAAGATATCAGAGACGAAGTTAAAGTATTAAATGGGAAGAAGGATAATATAAAAGAAAAGATATTTATGCAAGAAGAATTTTTAAAAGAGTTGCAGGATAGGGGTGAAAAAAGTATAGAAAAAAATGAAGGAAAGATTACAAAAATTAATTTAGAAGTTGATAAATTACTTAATGAAAATACAGGAATTGATGAAGAAATTATTAAGAAAAATAAAGAACTAGTAGATGTAAGTGAATCTCCAAAACGGTTGAAAACACTAGGAAACTTAAAGATTAAGTTAACTGAAAAGGTATCTGTTATTACAAAGGAACATAAGTTCTTTACCGATAATGTGACATGCCCAACCTGTACACAATCTATAGAAGAAAACTTTCGTCTAAATAAAATCGAAGACGCTCAAAATAGAGCAAAGGAACTCAGAGACGGCTATCAAAAGCTTGAGGAGTCGATAAAAGAAGAAACAGAGAGAGAGCGTCTTTTTCTCACACTTTCCAAGGAGATTACGAATCTAACACATGGCATTTCTCAGAACAATGTTCGCATTACTGGATACCAAAGACAGACAGGAGATTTACAACAAGAAATTCAAACTATTGCCAAACAACTTCAAGGTAGAAATTCTGAACATGAGAAACTAAAAAGATTCGAGAACGATCTTCAAACAATATTTGACGAACTCGTAGATAAAAAAGAAGAAATAAAATATCAAGACTTTGCATTCTCACTTCTTAGAGATGGTGGAGTAAAGTCTAAGATTATCAAAAAATATTTACCTCTAATTAATCAGCAAGTCAATCGTTACTTGCAGATGATGGATTTCTATATCAATTTTAAATTGGATGAAGAGTTTACTGAAACTGTTCAGAGTCCAGTTCATGATAAATTTACATATTCATCTTTCTCAGAGGGAGAAAAAATGCGTATTGACTTAGCACTTCTATTTGCTTGGAGAGAGGTTGCTAGGTTTAAAAATTCTGCAAATACAAATCTTCTTATACTTGATGAGGTATTTGATTCATCACTAGATAGTGTAGGTACAGAAGAATTTAATAAGATAATAAGATATGTTATTGCTGACTCAAATGTATTTGTAATTTCCCATAAGATTGATATGCTAGATAAGTTTAATACTGTGATAGAATTTACTAAGAAGGGTGGGTTCTCTTACATGTCCAGCAAGTCTCTAGTTGAAGGTTAATTATGAAAGAAGCATACATTGCTAAGAATGTTTTAGATTATACAGAGATCAAACAGGTCTATGATCATTTGATGAACAATCCATGTTGGCATATTGGTGGTGGTTATGCTAATGCAGATAATCCACAACTAGCATACCCTAGGTTTGTTGCAAAAGATCCTACTGGAATTCATTCAGAATTTATTGCTGCATATATGATTGCAACGATGGTCAATGTTAAACAGAAGATCAGAGATAAATATGGTTTTGAACTACCTACACATGATGTAGAGTCTGTAGTTTTTAATGCTCAAAGGAAAGGAAACATTCCTTTATTCCATACTGATGGTACTGCAGATAAGAAATATAATTGGAGTATCATTGGATTCATGACTCCACAATGGGATAAGTCTTGGGGTGGAGAATTGCAAATCCAAGAAGAGACTTTTACTTTTGAACCTGGTGATTTTATAGCATTCAAATCTACTGAACTACATGATGCCATGCCTATACTAGTAGACACACCATTTTATAGATTAACCTGTGCATGCATGATACCATGATGTGACAGTTTACAAAGTGTCCACTGGAGGGTTTTTACCCTCTTTTTTATTGCTATAATGATACTATACAAGACGAGACACATGCTTCACGAAATTAAAGGTAAACTTGCTAAACTCCTAGCAACTGAAAACTTAATCATAGAACACAGAGATGTATCTACTGCATCTTTTGATGTAGAGCGTAGAGTTCTTACCCTACCAATGTGGCAGATTAATTCTGAGGATGTTTATGATCTTCTCGTAGCACATGAGGTTGGTCATGCACTTTATACTGACCCTCGTAACTGGTTCATGGAAGATGAGTACAAAGGTCTTAACCCATCTTTAGTAAACATAACAGAAGATGCTCGTATTGAGAAGTTGATGAAGAGAAGATATGCAGGTCTAAACAAAACATTCAGCAGAGGATATACAGATCTTAATGAGCAAGATTTCTTTGAGACTAAAGGTGAAGATCTTGGAACATATAGTTTCCCTGATCGTATCAATCTATGGTTCAAGGTAGGTGCATTCTTAAATATCAAGTTTTCTAACACAGAAAAATATATCGTAGATCTTATAGGTAAAGCAGAAACATTTGATGATGCATTACAAGCAGAAAAAAAACTAAGAGATTTTATTGAAGAGAATCAAAGTCAAGATCAAGAGTTTGTAGAGCAAGTTTCAAAAGAAGATGTAACTCAAGGTGGTCTTAATAATCCTATGGATCTAGAAGACTTACTAGATGAGATGATCTCAGAAAAAGAACAGCAAGAAGATGAGCAATCAGGTCAAGGTGGAGATACTCAAGAACAAGATTTAGATGAAGATTTTGATGGAGATGATAGAGAGGGATATGAATCTGATTTAGATGTTCCAAGTTATCAGGGTACATCAGGTGGTACTCATGCTAATAATGATTTTGAAACTAAAACTGTAGACTCACTAGCAGAAAAATTAGAAGAACTCGCAGGTAAGTTTGACCCTAATCGTGAAGCACCAGTTTACCTAAGTCTTCCAAAGGTAAATCTTGATAGAACTGTAGTTCCTACAAATGATATTCATGAGTATCTTGAGTCAGAGTGGAAAAGTTATGAAGA